CATCCAGACAAAAATGCCGATTTCGCAGACTACCCCCAGCGCCCACAACCAGCCGGCCATTTATTAAAAGACTGCCAAGTTTATCTAAACCTTCATTACCATATAACAGGGCATCAGATAGCCCTTCCTCAGTATCAAGATCAATGGTGGAGAATGCTTCCCTTGATGCAGCCTGTTTTGGCTCATTACCTTTCCAGTAATCATATACTGCTCTTGGCAGATCAGGCATATACTTTAAGGCTTCTTCATAACCTTCCTCTATAACTTCATCAAATGACTTTTCATTTCCTATAAACCCATTAGCTTTATCAGTTTCAAATGTAATGTTATATTGTTCAGCAAGTGCTTTGTTATAAGACACTTCATCCTTTATAGTCTGTCCTGCTCTTATTAACAGCTCCCTTACTGATGGAGTTAATTTAGAATACAATGTATCATACTCCTGCTGTAATGGGTCTAGGAGCTTACTCATATATAATGCTGAATCAGTATTCTGGTTTTCTTTTATAGCATCCACATACTTTTCTTTTTCTTCATCAGGTAAGTCAGCATTCCTTAAATCAGTTAACTGTTTCTGGTAATTATAGTAATCCTGATTAAATGTCTTGGCTACAGAGCCACCATTGGCAGCTACAGTGGCAAGGAATGTTATCTTGGACATCTCCTTACCAAATACATTTATTGGCTGCTCAAGGTCTATTCTGTTTTCAAGAGGGGCTGTCTCCTGCTGGGCTGTATACACCTCCGTTAATTCTTCCAGAGCATCCTTTCTGGCATTTATAGCCGTGTTTCTGGCAGTTAACAACGTATCTTTAGCTTCCGTTACATACTTAGATACTGCTTTCTGTGTACCCTTTACATCCCCCTCTTGCAGCTTGGCTTTTGCTGTTTCCAGATCAATAGCATACTTGTTAGTCAATGCAGCAAGAGTTTCTTTTTGTGCTATCTCAGTTCCAAAGTTTTCATTATAAGCTACCAGAGAACCTTTCTGTGGGTAGTACCCTCTGGCTTGTGAAGTCAAAGCTACCTTGAATGGTTCAGCAAGTTTATTGAACTGCTCCGGTGTAATTATTCCCTCTGCCAACTGTTGTTTATGAGTTTCAAATTGATTGACTACCTCTGTTGGCAGTTGTATGGCTTTGGCTTCACTTATATAAGAGTCAGCTTCCTTAGTTAGAAAGTCAGGCGTTAGTGTAGCCTTACTCTTAACTTGTGCTTCACTTTGATTAAGTAAGTTTAACACCGCCTGCATACTCTGGGGGTCTTTCATTAAGGAACTAAATCTATTCCTGAACCCCTGTAATTCATTAACAGCAGAGTTTATCTCATCATTATTAGCAAACTCCCTGCTGGTAACGGCATCAGTGTCAAGAATTAATTTTGATATATCCTCTTTCCTCTGTCTCTCTTTCCTGCTAGGTATATTAAACTCTAAATTTATTGGCATTATACATTCCTTTTAATATTTAATACTATAAACCAACCGTACCAGTAACATTAAAAATATTACCAATTCCAGCTAATGCTCCACCAGTCTGGTTTTGTTTTTGAACAGTTCCAGAGCCTGTTGCAAGACCAAGCAGCACCTCATAAGGAAGTCTGTTAGCACTGATTCTGGCACTTTCCTGTGCATTGGATTCACCAACCAGTAATCCCAACAGATTACCAGTAAACTGTATTTGTGTAGCCTGTAATCCTATCAACTGTGCCTGTATCTGTGTAGCAGCATTAATCTTTGCAGTCTGTATAGCCACCTGCCCCTGATATTGTGCAATGTTCTGCGATACAATATTTCGTTGTTCAGCTTCTCCGGCAGCAGTCAAACTGTTTAATAGATTAATTCCCTGATCTACTCTTTTATTCAATTCAGCCAATGCTCCAATCCTTGTTCTTGCAATTTCAGCATTAGTCCTTATGGCAGTCTGTACAGCCACCTGCTTTAGTCCAGCTCTTGCTGCACCACCAGTAATACCATTAGCTTCAAAGGTATCAAGAAGCTGCTTACCAAGAGACTCTGCATCAGCAGCAGCCTCTATCTCCAACTTCTCAGCAAGGTTATTAACCTCAGCTTCTATACTATCCTTAGTTCCACCAGCAAACACATTATCAATAAAGCCTTTTATATTAGGTGGTAAATCATTTATAATCTGTACGGTAATTTCTCCAATACCAGGTGGGTCTGGAATACTGACAACATTACCACCAAAAGATTGTATTCCTCTTATAATACTTGCAGAGCTGGTATTTATGGGAGTATTAATAATTTCAAGTGATCTTGATATAATTCCATTAGCACTAGGGGGCAGTCCGCCAGCATCAAATTTATCAAACAAAGTTCTGTAATTACCAATCTCAGCAATAGAAGGTAATAGAGACCCACCACCGCCACCAGTTAAAGTATTACCAACAGGAGCAGCACCATTATTATTAACAACCCTGCCACCAGCAGTGCTAATACCATAACCACCACCACTCAATGCTGTTGGTTTACCATTAGCATAAGCAGTACCGCCAAGTGCTGAGTTAATGGGTGTGCCAAGAGTATCAAAGTAGGATTTCAGTAATCCGCTAGTACCCTCACTTTCACCACCACCCCTCTGGCTTCCTGTCTGAATTCCTGGAAAAAAGTTTTCCAGCAACAGTTCACCAGACCTTCTGCCAACATTAGCAGGTTTGGAAGATGAACTGCCACCCCCAAATATATCATTAAATAATCCCATAATAGTCTCCCATATATTTACAATTCCTCTTTCTTTACTTTAGACGGTTTATCCTTTTTAGTAAATTCCTTTAAATCAACCACACCAAAACCATCAGGCTTATTATCATTCCTATTCTTCATACCAAGTTTATACTTGTCTTTTTCCTCTTTACTAACTTTCCTAACCACCACATTACCATTATAATTAGTAGTAAAATCTTCATCAGACATAGTATCCTTGCGTACCTCAGCAGTGCCAATCACCTCCCCAAGATCATTAACTATAACTATATAATCTCTGTCCATACTCTTACCAGTAATCTATATCCACAGTGTAATTACCAACATTTAAATTAAATGCCGTATTATTAAAATAATACCCATCCACTTTTATTTGTGTGGTTGTTATATTACCCACCAAAAAAGACACAACTGTATCAACACTATTAAATGAAGCATTATTTATACTAATTACCACAGTTGGTATTTTACCCAAGCTGTGAGAAAAAGTATTAGTTACACCAACAGCCTTTCCAGCATTAACAGTTCCAAAACTAAAAGTAGCACTCTGGTTATATGAATTAATCCTTTTATCCTCATTAATGGAAGCATTGCCCATGTTAGTAGTGCCAATAGTAGTATTGGCTATCTTGCTTCCTGTTAATGTGGAATTTAACACCTTTGCATTAGTAATGGTTGCATCAGTAATAATAGCCCCATTAATAAATGTAGCACTGGTAGCCTGAAATATAATAGTGCCGGCAGAGTTGGATACTCTTATTCCCCAATCTGAAAGTGTGGCACTAAACCTTCCCAATTCAACTCTGATAGTACCATTACCATCTCTTATTGTTATCTTTTGATTAATACCATCAAGCTCTATTCTTCCATCCAGACCAACCTTTAACAGTTCAGTTATAATATTATTGGCAAATATATTAGCAGCAGTAAGGTTTAATATCCTTACAGTATCAATTAAGTATCCAGCCTTAGTAGCAAGACCTATGTCATTAACACTATTGGCTACATGCTTCATGTATGTTGCAATCTTTTTTACATAAGATTTTTCCTGCCCCTCCACAAACTTAGGGGGTGGAGTCAGGAGTATCTCCTGTGATGTAGCACTTGAATCAAAGTTACTGCTCATTAATCACAACACCCACCAGCATATCCACAAACCCTACACTTGCGGTTATAGAGACTGCCGGTATATTCAGTAAAACATCTTGGACAACTATTATCATCACAATCCATAAAGGGCAGCAGATCATCATCCGGTCTTGCCCCAACACTAATATCAACATCTAAATTAGTACAAGCATTATTCATCACCACTACTCTCCCACTTAATCATAAACTCACTAACTGAATTAAACCCATCAGCCCCAACCTGAAAATATCTGGCTGCTCTTGGATAATTAGTATCAGTAAATCTTGTAGCCCTTCCAGCTTTTACTGATAGGGGGTGGGTGGCTTCTACAGGTGTTTGACCACCAGTATCATGTATGGCTGTCTTTCCAACAGCAGCTCCATCGGCATCAGTAGTAATTCTTATAAGAGATATATAATCCTCTGGTTCTGGTATCTCTCTGGATGCCTGATTATAAAAAGACTTGGTTCTGATTTTTGGTGTAATAGCAGTTCCATTATCAGTACCAGCATTAACACCCCATCCACTATTCTGAATCTTGACTACACCGCCAGCATCACCATAATATATTATCTGCTGCTGATTTTCCCTATATCTGGTAAATCCACAATAAGCCTGTGTATTGGATAATGTCCAGTTATTGTACTGCCAGTTATACACCAACCTTTTATCACACCTGCCATCAGCACTGCTTAGTGATGGATATAGTATATTAATCTCCCTGAATCTCCAATCAGTGAAACAGTAAACAAAGTTAGTAAATAAAGGATTAACATTTTCAAAAAAGAAATTAGTCATGTTCTCATTAGGAAACTCAATAACACCACCACCACTAAATAAATAAAAACCTGATTGTGATACAAAGAAATCACCATCAGGCATTGGAGTTCTTGCTTTAGAGTTTAATATGCCAACTGGTTCAGCAAGTCTCTTTGATAGAACCGGTACACCAGTCTGCTGTAATAAAGCAATCATATCCTGCTTATACACAGCTATTAAACCCCTTCCCACATAAGACATAGTCTCTATTCTGGTTTGTGATTCATCTATCTGTATATCATTGTCAAGGTCTATTCTGTCATAAGTGGAAGCCTTAGTATAAAGAATGGTGTTACCAACAAGACCATCTATACTGTCATTAACACCACCAAATATTAATCTTTCACTGGATGGTAACACACACCTTGCTGATATTAAATCCCTTCCAACAACGCCATCAGCATCAACAGCCACATTCCATGTAACAGCAGTGAAATTACCACTAGTTGGATTGGTTAAAACATATATATCATTAACTGAGGGATTACAGGCATATAAACTATTATTCTTTTCAGCAAAAAACCATTTACTGGATGTTGGGATGGAACTTCCTAAAGTTAATCTTGATACCCAGCCGGCATTATAATAATAAAGATTACTGGTGGTAGCTGCTATCCTGAATGAAGAACCATCATTCCTTATGTAATCAGTCAACTCAGTTACAGGATTACTGCCTGCAGCGGAGTCAAGAGTAAATCCCTGTCTTTTCTGCCATTTACCAGCTCTATATGTGGTATCATCATTTACATATAAATCTGTTTCCTGTATTAAATGTGGCGGATATTGTCTGTTATAACCACCAGTAAGATCATTAACAAAAAGTTTAGGCATTAATCAATCCTTACAAAATTCTGTGGTAACTGTATACTCACTAAAACAAAATCACTAACAGCCTGAGCTGGAACTAAAACAAAATCAGAGGGGTTCTGAGCTGGCACTAAAAAGAAAGTCTTCAATGGTAATGGTGAGTTGGTTGTCAGGGATAATAAAACATCCATAACCATACCAAGAAATGGAGCTGAATCCATATTTAAATTAAAAGAACTGTCATTAACCAGCACATTAGGTATTAACACAACATCTTCTGTTAATCCAAACATTATATCAAAAACTGTATTCTGTGGTCTGGCTGAATCCAGCAGTAAATTAAACAATACTTCCTGAACTGGTATAATAGGCATACCGGATTCAACCGGCAGTCCAAACAACATTTCTGATGGTCTTACAACCACCTTTACCATATCAACTGATAAAGACATAGTAATATCATTAACTGGTGTTAAAGTAAAAGTCTTCCAGCTTACAATTCTTATTACTGACCTGGTAACATTAGCACTAAATTCCACGCCATAATTTTTAGTTGCTGATGTAGTTGGATTAGCCCAATATAAATGTTCATCAACCGTTGTTAGTAAATCAGCCAGTTCAATTAGATCAACTGAATTAGTGCCAGCGGCAACAGTAGTTCTGTTAGTGTTGCTGGAAGTAGCAACTAACGCAACAAATTCATTAGTTGTAGTCAGAGTAATGTTAGTAATATTGAGAGTACCAAGATTGGTATTGGTATTACCAACACTGGCATTAAAATTATTTTGGCTTTGATCTAATTTTGGAACTGAGAATATTGAACACCTAAAATTGCTAACTGAATTAGAAAATGTAACACTAAAAGTATATGAACCGCTTGCTGGTAATCCAGACTCCTTTAAAAATATCCAGAATACACCGATTGGATTTGCTTTCTCGGAATTAGCAGAATCAATATTCATTGCTACAGAATTATAAGAAGCCGCAGATATATCAGCCCCACCAGTAGTATTTATACAAATACAAGCCATCAACACCCTGTTAACTCCAGCAGTCAGGGTGTAGCTCGTATTGAATGTAGTAACATTAGTAGTTACAAAATTCTGTAGATTATCAATCTGGGTTACCGGCATTTACTACTCCTATTAAGATGGAGCTGATATTTCAATATCCCAAGTGGAAAAATTCTGTGGCTGTCCATTGACAATACCTATACTGTTGCAGGTAGTAGCCAGATAATAAGTAGAAGCTCCGGTATTCACCAGAGCAATATGATTACCAGTTCCGGTAGCACTGCCAGTCAATGTCTTGGCTGCAACTATCAGCTTCCTTCCTGATACATCACCAGCAGCCTCAGTAAAATCAGTGCTGGTGGCAGCCACACTGCCTAAAGCAAAAGTAGCATTAGCTTCCGTAAAAGTTGTAGGTTCAGCAGAACATACCACAATCTTATTAACATTATTTTTAACACCCAACAGTCCATTACTATAAAATATATTCTCAGCTCTTTTAGCCATCCTAGTCCCCTCTACTAAAACTTACATTTATATTAATTAATTTAGATACTTCATCCTGTTTCCTGTAAGACTGCAACAGTAATGAAGCCTGTTGCATCCACATCTGTCCATTAATTGAATCCCTGTTAGTCAGTAAGGAATACAATCCACACACATAAGCTATGAGAGCCTGTGGATAATTAGCTGTAATAGTATTGGTATCAGTGTCCGTTACCAGAGCAACAGGATAAAACGCACCAAGCAGTCTGATCTTGTCTCCAAGTTCAGCAATACCAGGTCTTGGAAATATATGCAGTGTATTAGCTATTCTGGTAGCCATTTCAGGTGGAGCGGTATGATTTACCCTTCCAGCACGTCTTCCATGCTGATAATTACCACCATAAGTAAATGTCTGTACACCATAATCAATGCCAGACTCATTAGTATTTCCAAATGCCCCATGATTAAAGACCCTGCTGGTAATATCTTTGGGAGACACAACCTTCATAGGATAGTACACATCCTCCGAACCGGATACATCAATATAGTCAAGATTTAATATATACTTTAAACCAAAAGGCAAATTCAATATATCAACTTCATTAGTAACATCCGTAGAATTAATAACATATTCCCATCTTTGTTCATCATACAAACTTGATAAGGTATGTCCAAACAACTGCACAGCCTGATTAATGTATTCATTAAGAGTTGCATCTATATCATCAGGGCTTCTATTAAGCCTTTGTTTCACACTGGTTCTTATATCAGCTCTATCTGGCATAGGTTATCACCTTATTGGTTTTTGATTTACTATCAATATCAACCCACTGTTTATCATCCTTAGTCTCCACAGTTCCAACAGTCTGTGTCCAGCTTCCCCTTCTAACAGATTCAGAAGCATTAATAGGGGTTTGTATGTTGTGCTGTTTTAATGCACCAATCTCCATATACTTATTAATAAACAACATGCAGTCTTTCTCTTTCTTAACCAGTCTCCATCCCATCCACTTATAAATTTCCTTATTATTCATCTTGGCAAACATAGCCTGCTTTTCAAACAGGAATCTATAGTAACCATCAGGAAGCACCCTAATCAGTTTTTTGGCAATAGGAGTTTTTCTGGAATCAGTGATGTCATATAAGACTTCTATTTCCTGTCCAGTAGCAGTAGTGTGTATAAAAGAGCCTAGAGGTTTATCACTGTGAACGTGATAAAACCCCTTTGGACTCAATTCATAAATAACTTTATTAACCGTGATTTTATACTTCATTAATCATCTGTTAACGGTATATCACCCATAAGCTCACAGTAGTAGATAAAATATCCGGCACCAACTTCTGTAGCTGTTTGAGCAACCTTTCTTTCAAAATAAACAGTATCCCCTTCCCTTAACTCAATAGGCTGGAACTGATTGCTGGCATTTACCAGATCAACAGTAAGACCTCTTGGAGCTACAGAAGGTACAGTACCCGTTAATATTTCAGTCCTGCTTGGATTAAGTTTATTTATTACATCCACAGACAATACCGCATTGGTAGCAACAGCCCCATCAGTAGCCTCAGACATAACAAACTCTACCTTGTGCAGCAATATTGCTGTCTGTATTGTTTCAATCCAGACATCAGCAGCAGCAACATCAAGGTCATTCAAAACAGGTACTATAACTTTACCAGTTTTAACATTATAAGCCATCTTTCATTCTCCTATCAAATAAGCCCCATGAAGGGGCTTATCATTATCTTAGTTGTTACTATGTAAATAAACTATGCTATACTGCCCATCAGTGTTAAATGTCCACACTTTTTTGAAAGCAGTCAAAGCAATCCAAGCCCATGAGCAGAATCTCTGGTGATCTGTCATTTCATAGGAAGTGTACTCAGGTTCAGCTAATGCTTCCGCAAGAGCGTCATATCCAAGAAACACACCATCCCCAAGAAATGCACTGCCACCAATAGTACCGTCAAAGACATTATTTTCTTCTACAAATCTTGTACCATAGTAAATGCCCACTTCCCCATTTATAATAGCCTGTGGCATTTCATACTTGTGCAGATCAACAACTCCACCAGAAGCCTGATCTTCAAAGATTCTCTGCATTGTAAACACATGCAGGATTGCCAGATAATTCTGTCCATCCCATCTTGGCACATTGTCAGTCTTCATGTTAGACACAATATCCCTTACATGTGCTGAGGTAAGACTTGCAGCAGCAGCAGTGCTTACAGTACCATCTCTGTCAAAAGTACCAGCACTGGCACTGGTTGGCGTATAAAACACATCAGAATTTTTAAGCTCCTGTCCGGCATGGAAATCCATACTCTCTGTCATATTAATAGACAGTATAGCTTTCAGTGTTTCATCAACACTATATTCAGCAAGAGTTTTTGCTCTCCTTGTTTCAGCAACAGCATTACCATATTCTTTAACAGTAACAGTAGTAAAGTTAATATCAGGTCTTTTTGTTGGAACTGATCTTAACTCACTAAGTTCACTGGTAGCACGAGCCAGCTTCCTGTACTTCTCAATTTCCACTGTAGAACCCTTGTTTTTTCCAAACGCTTTAACAGGTCTGGCAAGATTTCTTATTACAGTTCTATTCATATTCTGTACTCTGATATCACCATCAATGGATGTTTTCATCAACCTTGCTTCATCAGATAAGACAGAAATAAGTCCTTCATTAGCCATCTAAATATCCTCCAAATTTTACAATTAATTACTTGGCATAAGGTGAAAATGGTCTGGATGTTGGTGAAGTCCTAACATCTAATGATCTTTTCTCCAAAGCCTTAAAATACTGCTCATTATCCGCCAAAGGATAG